GATTTTTAACAGATAGTGGACGTAAAACAGTTAAATTAAGAACATTTCAAACAGAGATATTAGAAGTTTTATCAAAAGAAGAATATAGCGAAAAAATTGAAGAAATGATTCCTACTATTCGTAATCTAATAATGATGCAAGCACGTCAAAGTGGCAAGACAACAACAGTTGCAGCTTATTTTGCATGGTATTTATGTTTTCATAATGATAGAAACCTTGCAATTCTTGCTAACAAACAAGCAACAGCCTTTGAAATTGTAAATAAAGTTACCGATGTATTCAAAGGGCTTCCATTTTTCTTAAAGCCCGGAATGATACAAGGTGGTTCTGGCGGTATGAGACTTGATAATGGGTGCTTTCTTACATCGCAAGCAACTACTAAAACTGCACAAATAGGTTTTACTATTCACGTACTTTATGCCGATGAGTTTGCCCACATTCAGAAATTCATAGCTCAGGATTTCTGGAGATCAGTTTATCCTACGTTAGCATCTTCCGAAATATCACAATGTATTATCTCATCTACACCAAATGGTGATGATAACGTATTCTATGATATTTGGGAAAAATCACAAAAAGGTCAAAATTCATTTATGTCAATACGTGTTGACTGGTGGGAAGTACCTGGACATGATGATGCATGGGCAGCTAAAATAAAAGCTGACTTTGGCGAAGAAAACTTTGCTCAGGAATTTGGACTTGACTTTGGAACCAATGCGTCAAATCTTTTATTAAGTGCAATGGATCTTTTATTTATGAAAAGAATTCAAAAAGAATATGTATTTCAAGATTTAGCGAAATCACCATTAGATGATCTCTTATATCGTAATTTGAAATGGCACCCCGATTTTGATCCTAATGCAGATTTTAGTTCAAAAGAAAATCGTTTTATTTTAAGTGTTGATACGGGCGAAGGAAAAGATGAAGAAGAATTGAAAGATAATGATTACAACGTTTGTAATATTTTTCATGTAGTTCCAAAAAGTATTGTACAACTTAAGAAACTTAGAAGTGATGAGATGACCATCAAGAATATGTTCAAGATCATGCAAGTAGGATTGTATAGGGATAACATAAAAGATGAAGAAAATTGCGCTCAAGTCACACGAGCACTTGCATTTGATCAATTTGGATCTGAAATTACAAAGGCAATTATTGAAATGAATTTTAATGGGAAACTTTTTCTCGATAAATTTTCACAACATGATAAATATGACGAAAGTGTTATAATGCACACATATCACACAAAACCTATTGTTGGCGAAAAGCCTCCGAGAAGAAAAGCTGGATTTAAAGTAACTGCTGGAAATAAAGATTTTTTCTGCAAACTTGGCAAAAAATTGGTTCATCAAAGAAATTTAATATTGAATGAACAAGAAACAATTAAAGAATTTAAAGCATTCGGAAAAGGCAAAAATGGCCGATGGAAAGGTATTGGAACTCATGATGATATAGCAATGAGTGCTGTGAATGTTAGTCATTTATTTGAAGAACATGAATATGAAGATTGGCTTTTCGATTATTTAGAAGAAATGGAAGAAACTCCTATTAAAAAATTAATAAATGAACTGTTAGAAAAATATACTGAATCTGGTGATGTTGATGATGATTCTTTTACATCACTTTATCAGGACACTGTTTCATCAAATAATAAGTCTAAAGATGATCAAATTAACGAACAACGCTTCAATAATCCATTCGCTAATCAGTATGTTCCACGATATACGCCAAGTTCAACTATAACAAGAGGAACACACTCTACGCCATGGAATAATAGATAATTTGCTCTTTCTAAAAAAAGATATATAATAAAAAAGAGCAATTCTCTTAAGAATAAATAAATAAATAGAATAAAAATAACTTAATAATATGGCAAGAATCGCATTAGATTTATCACAATTTAAATCAGCCGGAGTTTATACTGTAGAAATTGACAATTCTCAACGTATCGTAGTTACTACACAGTCACTTAGATTACTTCCAGGATTTGCAGCTCAAGGACCTTATAATACACCCGTATTCATAACATCTTCTAGAGATCTTCAGAGATTTTATGGTGACATTGATCCAAAATTAGAAAGAAAAGGTTCTTTCTTTCAAAGATCAATTCTAACGAGTTTATTGGCAGCTCCTGTATTTGCAATTAACTTATTAGCAGTTAATTCAGATCCAAGTGTTGGTGATAGAGTTCAAGTTGCAGCATTTTCACTAGAACCAAGTACTGGTAATCAATTAGGTGTTAATTCAACTGTTGATGAATTATATGTTAATTTCTTTAATCGTCAAAGATTCTGGACTCCAGACCCTGAATATCTACAAGGTGTAGTAGCTAATAGAGGTGGATATGACACAGCTACTAACGCTCCTTTATTTGATATTGTTAATATAGGAACAAAAAATCTTTCATTCATTGTTAGAAAAGCACAAAACTTAGCACAGTATGGCGTTTATGCAAAAGATTGGTATGGTTCTGACGCCAACATACCTTATAAATGGATTAGACCTTATGATTATATCAAAGACTATTTTATTCAAGTTATTGCTATTGAAGGCGATTGGACAAATTATACTAATTTATCAACAGACCCATATTATTCACAATTCTTTAATACAAAGGGCATAATTCCTAAATATCTTCAAAACTTTTTAAATTCATCAAATGTGAAATTAATTGGTTCTTGGATAGGATGTATCATCCCAGATTTCAAAGATCAAACTGGTTCAGAACAATATATAGAAACTGTTGTTAATGCAGCTACTCCTTTAACAGGAATTTTATGTAACATTAACCAACAAGCACTTGACCAATTAAATTGGAATCCAGATGTTAGTTTATGGACATTGGGTGAAGGAACTACACAAGCTCCATTTATGGTAGACTTAGTAGGACATGGTTTGGTTAATAATGTAGGTGATGTTTCAACATCATTTTTAAGCTACAGTATTGATGTAGACAATTCAGTATTTCATACAAGTGTAAGTCTTACTGAATATCCTGTAGGCGATACAACACATAGATCATTTAGTATTGCTGATTCTTCAAAAGGAACTAATACTTCTATAAGTGTAGGTTCTCTTATTGAAAAGTCAGGATCTGGAATTCCAGGTGTAACTTATGTAACAGGAAAAACATTTGTAGTTTTTGATGCAACAACAGGAAATGGAGGTTATGTTATTACAACTGCAGAAGCAGTAGATGCTGGCACTACTGTAACTATTCAAACACCTATTGATGATCCATCAATCGCAACAGCATATAAATTTATTAAACTTAATGGATTAACTCTTAAACAGAGACATCTTCCAGGATACGATAAAAATGGATCTCCAAATGCAGAAGCAGGTGTTTCAAAAATATACGGAATGCTTGAAGATTCAGGAATTAATAGAGGTTTGAAAAATAAAGATATGATCAGTTTCAGATATGTAGTTGACACAATGGCTTACGGACTTCAAGCTGAAATGGGTGGCAAAGCTTATCTTTCAAGATTAGCAAAAGGAAGAGGAAAGTGTACAGCAATTATAAGTGCACCCGCAATCGCACAATTTGCAGCATCAACCAATCCTTACTTCTGTGATACTTTCGTATCAGGAGTAGACCCAGTTCCAGTATTCGATACAGCATTTATTCCAGTAGGAGGAAACCCAGACATGCCAAGATCATTCAGGTTCAGTTTCCCAACTGAAGAAGATGGAGGTAAGTACTGCGGTATATTCGGACCATTCTTGAAATACAGTGATGGTGGCAAATTTGTTAGCATTCCACCAGCTGCAGATGTAGCAAATGCATACGTACAAAAATTCTTAGGCGGCAACCCATTTGCAATTGTAGCAAACCAAGCAGGTATACTTTCAAATCCAAATCTTGCAGGTCTTGAATATATGATCGATAAAGTTGATAGAGATTCTATTGAACCATTTGGTTATAACTCAATTATTCAAAGAGCATCAAGTGGACAAATCATGATTTACGCTAACTCAACTGCATATCAACTTGTTAAGAGTGACTTCAATAACTTACACGTTAGAGAATTACTTAACACACTTGAAATTCAATCAGAAGAAGTTCTTGAACCTTATGTATTCACATTTAATAACCCTGTTACAAGATTGAACATTATCAACTCTCTTACCCCAATTCTTGAAACAACAAAAGATGCAGGCGCATTACTTGATTACACTATAGTTATGGACGAAACAAATAACACTCCAAGTATTATAGCTGATGGATTCGGAATCGTAGACATAGGTGTTACTGTAACAGGTGCCCTTACAAAAATTATTAACAGAGTTACAGTTAATACAATAACCGGAGCAATTTCTTCTGGAGGATTTGTATTCTAATAATTCATGAATAAATAAAAATATAAAATAAAGAAACAAACATGGCAGATTTCACTTCGCAAGGGTCCTTTGGATTATCACATTTCAGAAATTCTCGTGCAGCACAAGAATTATACGAACCCGTATATTTGAATCTCTTTACAATACAGATTCAATTACCAGATGGTGTTGGTTCGACTCCTGAAAATACTAATCTAATGTTAGAAAACGTACAAACGATTGGGGGTCTTAAATCACACAAATTCCCTGGCTCGCCTATTGCTCAGTATTACAAATGGGCTGCAAGAAGATTCGCTGGTGCGAAACCTTCAGAAACAACAATGGATTTGTTATTAGATTTTGAAGTTAACGTAGATAGAACACCAAGTGCTTACATTCTCAAAACATTAAGAAAATGGTGCGATTTGGTTTACGATCCACTTACTGGACGTACCGGAATAAAAGCTGATTATGTGGCTCCTTGGATGTTAATCACCATGTATGACAGAGCAGCTCGTCCATTCTGGCAATGGAAGTGTTATAACGTATTTCCAATGACTGCTTTGCCAGAACCCGTATTAGGATATCAAAGTGAAGAACTTTATAAAATAGCAGGATTTGGAATAGCTGTAGACATGTGGGACGAAACAATTGTATAATCAAAAGTAATTCATATAGAATCACGAAAAAACGAGGGATAGAGAAATTTATCCTTTTCGTGTGAAACTTTGATGGTTTTTCAACATACTATAATAT